GTCATGGGAAATCTTCAGGCAAAACCTGCCAGCCAGAATCGCTCGTTTAAACGGAAATCTGATGGCAGCATGAAATGAATCCCGAGTTCATTGAGCAGTTCCATTTCACAGACACGCTCAGGGTGACATGCCCCGATTGCAAAACCGAGCGTAAGAAATCCAACAACAAAGACATGAGGCTGACCCGTCAACCAGACGGGGCAGTTCTCTACCATTGCCATCATTGCCAAACAAACGGGTCAGTGCAACCCAAGGAGAGATATGTGTCAGCAGTACCCAACATTCAAGTAGTCAGTAACGCACTGACGACCCCTCACTATGACTACCTCAAGTCGAGGGGGATATCAAAAGAGACCGCAGATAAAATGAAGCTGTTTGCGGCGGACAAGTTCTTTGGTCGTTTAAACAAAACCAGCGCAGCCATCGGCTTTCCGTATTACCGAGACGGCGCTTTGGTGGCAGTCAAGTACCGTGCATTCCCCGATAAAGACTTCACGCAGGAATCAGGTGGGGCGCATGATTTCTTTGGAATAGATCACGTGGTCAAGGGTAAACCCTTGGTCATTGTAGAGGGTGAGATTGATGCCCTGACCCTCATGGAGGCAGGGATAGAGAATGCAGTCTCCGTGCCTAGCGGTGCGCCCATCAAAGTAGCGGATGGTAAGGTCTCCCCATCAGAAGACAAAAGATTCGCCTTTGTATGGAACGCCAGAGAGATCATTGATTCTGCGCCTTATGTGATTATCGCCACTGATCAAGACACCGCAGGACAGGCGTTGGCTGAAGAGTTGGCAAGAAGGATAGGAAAAGACAAATGTCGGCTGGCCAAGTTCGACATGAAAGATTTAAACGAGGTATATCTTGATGACCCTTTTCGGATTGAAGATATCCTAAACGATGCGACACCTTACCCGATCTCAGGGTTGTCGATGGCCGAATCTTACGTGGATCGTTTAAACGACCTCTACGCAGCGGGAACGGGTAAGGGTGCATCGACTGGATATTCTTCGCTGGATAACGTTTACACGATAGCTACATCGCAGTTGTCTGTCGTCACTGGTTATCCTTCGTCAGGCAAGTCCAACTTTGTTGATCAGTTGATGGTCAATCTAGCCAAGAATGAGGATTGGAAGTTCGCAGTTTGTTCGTTTGAGAATCAGCCCGAGATTCATATCTCAAGGCTCATGGAGATTTACACCAAGAAAAGATTCTTTGACGGCAAGGAGCGGATGACACAGGAAGAAAAGGATCATGCGTTTAAATGGGTCAATGAGCATTTTCTGTTCATTGATACAAATGGGGAAGAGCCAAGCACACTGGAATCCATCCTTGAACGGGCAAAGGTGGCGGTGAAAAGGATGGGGATACGGGGGATGGTGATTGATCCCTATAACTATATCGATTTAAACAGGGACTCGACAGAAACCGAGGCCATTTCCAATATGCTATCCAAGGTTCAGAGGTTTGTTAAAACGCACGACATTCATTGTTGGTTCGTAGCTCACCCCTCCAAAATCAACCGCAGTGGAGTGGAACAACCACGGCCTGACGGCATGGCTATATCAGGATCAATGGCATGGTGGGCTAAGACGGATTGTGGAATCACAATCCACAGAAAGGATAACTACGTAGAGGTGGCAGTTTGGAAATGTAGGTACAGATGGGTGGGTACGCAGGGGGAAACGACCCTTCTATATAACAAGACATCAGGCACGTACTCCGAAAACCTCGACACCTTCTAGCTCATGGGGTGAGCTTTGTTTAAACGCAAGGCTTTCCCTGGATTCCCGCCTCACCCCGGAATAGTTGTTTAAACGCAATTCCCTCCCTGGAACTCACAGCGGGCTTCTGTTTAAACGCAAAAAAAAATCCTGGCAAAGAATTTGGAGCGGATGCTGGTAATATGTTTAAACAATCCACCGCATCACCCCAAAAAAAAGCGCCCCGAAAGGCGCTTAAGATTTACATTTATATACCGCTCCAAACATCGTTTTGTACTGGCCAAAGGCTCGTGGGGTTTTATCGTACCCCATCTTGTAAACCCTCCATCGGCCATCGTACTTGATGTATTTCTCCCCTGCGTTGACCTCCATGTCAGAGTTTATAAGTTCAATAATATGATCATATTTGTACGTCTGCTTTAGGAAATCGGGGTCACGGCACGTTAAGGCTTTGACCTTCAATGCATGGGCTTATTGGGTGCAACAAGCTCATCATAGAGGGCAGATGAATAATTCAGGAAGTCTTCCTTCGTCACGTCATTGTGTCTCATGATGTTTAAACATACACTCATGAGGGTAGCAAAGGCGACCTCTTGTTCTATTTCGTTTTCGACCAACAGATCAACGACCTTGTCGTTTAGATCAACGATTTGTTTTAATGGGTTCATGGGTTTTTCCATTCAATAGATTTGCAATTTGTTCTGCGTCTTCTTTTGAAGTAAAGACGGCCATTCTTTGATAACTGTATATGCCATTTAAACATACACTACGGCCAACTTCGTATGACTCGTCTGTATGGTCTTTAGCAAACACTTTCCATTCTGAATTCATACGCCCTCCACTCGTTTGACAATGTCCATTGCATCGGGTTCGTAGGGTGCGAGCGATTTGATAATGTCGTACATCTGAGGAGCGAATGCAATCATCCTTGCATTTTCTCTCTGCGCCTCCATTGTCAGAACCTTGGATGAGCAGTCAGCGATCCGAACATCGCCTGCACTGGTGTATTCCCAAACTGTGTTTTTATCGTGTGAACCGATCCACCATTGTTTAAACATCATGGCCTCCAGTAAAGTAGATCAATCAATATCACAACAACGGCAATCGCATAAGCGAGGGTCAGCGCCCATGAATCATCAATTGGTTTCATCTTCAATCTCCCATGAACGGTTTTCAAACTCAGTCACCAATGCCTCGTCTGACATTTTGTCATAGGCAATCCCAAAGCGCAGAATGTAATCTAAGTACTCAACGTCATCATGTTGCATGGCCTGACGTATTGTCTCAATATCATCTTCGACTAATCGGTCAATCATTACTTGTCTATTCATTTTAGTTCTCCTCGATTTGTTCGTCCACATCTGACTGGTCGTATCCAGTCAGTATCTCAGGCCGATAACGGCTCAACACCTCATCAACACACCTAGAACACACCCTCGCAAGAGGGATGTTTTGTGCGTCTGTTTCCCACCATGATTCTTCTTTTGTATGATTACATCTCACGACTCTTCTCCCTTTTTAGAATATTACTCACCCAAACCTCAATCTCTTGATCGGACATTCGGCCGATCACCACGCCTGCCAATTCATTGAAAGACATATTGGCCATCTGTTTAAACATAGCGTCCAACACGTCATCTCCCCACGTCTGCTTGATGGTTTCAATTTGCATGGGGAATTCCCCTGAAATAACGCAAAGCACTACGGTCATTATTATCAAGGTCATCAATGCATGACTCCATGTCATCGAGCGCCTGCTCGAATGAATCAAGGCCTTGCAAGTCCATGTAGTCAATGACGGCCTGCTTTGCTGACTCGCTTGTGTGAATGAATGGTGTACCCATTATTTTTCGTCCTCCACTTCCATGTTGTAGGCTTTGTTTTCCTCCCTTTCAATTTCATCCATCCATTCTTCCACGTAAGGGATTGGAGGGAAATCCTCCCTGATTTCAGTTGCGCCATCATCCCACGTGATTTGGACTGCATAAGATTTAATTCTTCTATCAAACATTTTCATTCCCCCTTATTGAGTTTATTAAGATTGATTACTTCCTTGCGCTTGGCCTGTCTTTTCAGAATGACCCTCGCCCTCGCCCATTTCCCCCAACACATAATCGATTGCAGAACTGATCACGTCCCAATTGATGCCGATACACGCATCATGAGAACGGACAATCACCATCATTACCCTATGCACCTGAGCAGGCGTGAGGTTGACCCCATCGTCCTCGGCCTGCTGAATGATGTCCTCCTCGCCCCATGCAACGATGATCTCCCAATTGCCGTTGTTGTCTTGAATTAGCTTTGCCATGTTGTTTCTCCCTTATGCTACTAGTTTGATTTGTTTAAACGATGCGTTGGCCAAGTCTTTAACATCCCTGATGCAGATGTTGTTCTCATACACTCTCGACACGTCCAGTTCAATTCCCACGCCCACGGTTGTAATGCCGAGGTTGTTGCCCTGTTTGATCTGAGCGATCACCTCATCAGCCCATCCATTACCATCGGTGAGGACGAATGCAATTTTGCGTGACTCGGGACGTGCGTTGAGGATCTCATGAGCGTAGCGAATTGCAAAGTAATCGTTGGTTGCGTAGTTTGGGTTGAACTCTGCAAGTATTCTCTTGGCCTTGGCCACTGGCGTATTGAACGGGACAAGTGTTGAGGTGCGGTGATTGAATGCAATGATCTGCACGGCTACGCCTGCCTGAGTGAGGGTCTCATAAAGTGCAACGCACGTCTTGACGGCATTTGTAGTGCGTGACCCTGACATAGATCCTGACGCATCGAGGACAATCACGACCGCAGAATCAATACCGCCCTCTTCATGATGGCGTTTAAACACACGCACATTACCAGTGGCAATCGATGCAAGTGCGGACGAATTGATCTGACCTGCCTTGCGGTTTAATTGGTACTCATCAAGTCCTGAGTCCTCGAAAAGCTTACGCACTTCATGACGCAGTCTTGAAGGCACGGCCACTGTAGTATCGTGATTGAGGCGATCGCTAGTGTGATCCTCTGCGTCTCCGAGTCCTGCCTCTTTATTGTATGACCCGATGCCTGCTTGACCCTCGGGGACTTCACAATTCGGTTCTGTTTCCCGTGCGTCTTGGCCATCGACTGGAGCGGTCGCTACGCCTTGATCACCCTCGCCTGCACCCTCACCCTCACCCTCACCTGTTTGATCGCCCTGAGCGTCTCCTGTGGCCTCCTGAGTACCCTCTTGACCCTCGCCCTTGTCTTGACCCTTGTCTTGACCCTTGTCCTGACCCTTGTCCTGCTCGGGTAATTGTTTCAATTGAGACATGATCCACTCTGCAATTTTCAAGGTGTCACGGCTTGACTTGGCACTGTCAATTCGAACACTGGCCTCATCGAATATTGGAGCGAGTCCCTCGGGCAATGCGATCCTCTTGGCGTAACGTCTGCCGTGGCAGGCAAACAGCCAAGGGTAATTACGGGGGTCGGCCATGCCCTCAGTGCCTGCCTCTGCGATCATTTGATTAATCAGCTTGCTAAAAACGCCTGCAACGTTGCCCGTCATGCCGTCTGCGATTGCCTTGCGCTCGATCCACACGTCCTCGACTGCGTTATGCAACTGTCTCATGTATTGAGTTGTGGCATTGACTGAGAAATCAGTGTACCTGACGTGACACAATTCATGGATGACGAACCCCACGTAGCGATCCAAAAAAGCCTGAGTAAGGATCGCATCGTCTGCCACATCTGCGAGCTTGACGAACCCCTGCGAATTGACAGAGGCCGTGGGAATATTTTCCCAACTCATGCCGTTAATTTTCAATGAACTGTTGGCACTGATTTTGCCTAGGATTGACTCGACCCCTGCTTTGAATGTATGACCTTTCATTATTTCACCCCCAAGTACTTGTTGAAAATTTCAGCGTTTAAACAGGCAGACCCGATGCCCCTTAAGGCGATACCTGAGTCCTCGACCTGACGGTTAACCATGACTGACTCCCACGCCTCGACCATGCCAAGGTAAGGCACGGCCTGAATGAAACCAATCACTTGACGAATGGACGGTGCGTCCAGTATGTCTCCAGTCTCGACCTTGGCACGTGCAGTATGCACGGCCTTGAGTACGTGCGTGGCTAGTTCACAACTGCATCCTGTATGCTTGATTACTGCATCGATCTCAAGATGCATTGGCAGGAAAGTAAACTTGATCACTGCGGTAAAGCGATCCCCCAATGCAGAGTTCGTTGTGCGAGTCCCTGCATATCGGCCTGTGGTGTCACCATTGAGGAGAGTATTGTCTGCCCCGAAAATAATCACGCCCTCAGCCTTACGCCACACTTGACCCCCGTATGTCACCTTGGCATTGGGTTCGAGAAAACCATTCAAGGGTGCTAGTTCGCCTTGGTCTGCGTTGGTGATTTCATCCAAGAGGATCACAGTCGAGGGGGCAGTGTAAGCAGTGAGGAAATCTCCCTGTTTAAACACTGTCGCACCATTCTCAAGCCCCACGTCACCAAGGTAATCTGAGGCAGTGGTGTACTTGTGAAAGTTGTAGCGCATGAAACCACGGCCAGTGCGTGCTGAGAATTGCTCGGCAGTCTGACTCTTGCCTGTACCCTTTTCACCCCCGAACCACGTATTGCGACCTGTGTCCTGAGCGAAAGCGAGGGTTCGCAGAATGGACTCAGTCCAAATAAAGCAGGGGTCAACCGCAGGGGCGGTAGGATCATTGTAGATGTCGAACTCAAAGGGGAGGTCGATCCCGAATACATCAAGGCAGGATCTGCGATCCACTTTGACCACGGGGTTTAAATTAGCGACCTTGGCCTCTGACCCTGACTCGATCACGGCCTGTTTAAACGGGGCAAAGGCATTGTCGATCATGGTCTCAAGCTTGCGATTGACCTCTGCCTGATCCACTCCAACGCTGACCTCGGCAATGTCTGCCAATGAATCCTCGATCCTCTGAATGGCCTTGGACTGCACGTCTAGGGTGTTGGTCAAGGCTTTGATTTTCTCGACTGATTCCAAGGCCACGGCCTGAGCATTATTGGCCACGGCCTCAAGCGCAGGGTTAGCCGTACTGACAACAGGGGCGAACGGCAGTGCTTGTTTCACGTCCTCAAGGGTTAATTTCCCTGCATCGATTTGGCCATCAAGCCATTGGATCATGACTGATTTATCTGTTGGTGGTCTTGGATCACCTGAAAATTTCAGGTACGCCCCCGTGATTGTGGCGAGGGGCAGTGTCACCATGATTTGCTTATTGACGATTCCCATGATTTTGATCCTTATGCTAGGGTTAAAGCTTGGCCATCGATGGGGCAGGCAGGCAAACGGGGACTGCCGTATTCATCGAATGCCCACTTAGAGGTGAGTCGAATGGTATAACCGCAGGCACACATGGCCTTGAGCATCCTAGTGCCTTGAGTCTTACGGGTAGCGTAGGACAATTGAGCATGAGGGTAGTCACCAAGGGATTGAATGATCGCCCCGTATCGTGACATGAAATCGACTGCCCCCGTTGTGGCCTTGTATCCACGTGTTGCCGAGGGAACTAAGCCCATTGCATCGGCAATGCGTTTAAACGTTGCACCGTGATTCATTGCCCCGTTCGTTGTGTGGCAGAGTTCATGGATCACGCACTCAGCGACTGCTTGAGGGTCGGCCAATTCGGGAGAGATTAGGATCTCAAAGTGATTATCGCCTGAGTTTTGAGCAGGGAAACACTCGCCGATTGCACGGGAGCGCTTGGCATTCAAGGGGAAACCGCAAGTAATGCGAATGGCCTGCGGTAAGGGAGACCCGTAAAGGTCGAACATGGGGCGCAACTCCCCAATTAAAGCAACTAAGTACTCTTCACGTGTAGAAAACATAAAACCTCCGATTAAAGAATGGCAATATCGCCACGTACAAGGCCAGTGTTTAAACTTCAACCTCTGAACCTTTAACGCATGATATCACTATTGGTTGACAAGGTGCAAGTAATATTTTAATTTATTTTATTTGAGGGCAATTCAAAGCCTTATATATTAGAGGACGGCCTGCACTGCGTTTGTGTATCTAAGTATTCATTTTGGGTTTAAGCATATAGTGTGCCAAGGCCAAATAACTTAACATAATCAGACCGATTTTTAGCCTCTTGGTGAGCCGATCGGGTGTCGGACATGGTTTACTATTGAAAAGTTTTTTTGAGCGATTCTAGGGGTGTTTTAAGCGTTTTAGAGAACTATAGTTCTAGCGTGTGTATTTGAAAATAAAAGGGTTACAAAGTAAATATAAACTGAATACTATTAATGTATATGTGGATAAAGCTGGGTATAAACTGTGGATAACATCCTGTGGATAACACTTGTGAGTTATACACTACAGTGGATAAGCTGTTGACAAGAACGATACTGTAATTACAATCAGGGTTAGTCAGTGTTCAAGGTAATTATTGTGGGGAGTGTTTAAACATGGGCAGAACAACCAGTGAAGAGTACTTGGCCAAGCTTGAAGAGCTTGAGTCGAGCGATGAAAATTTGGAAACGGGGGAGATGAGCGAAGCGGAGCGGTTAGCCATGCTCGCAGATAAACCAAAGGTAAGGAGAGATGGCCAAGTAGTGGGATCAATGCATAAGAGGGAAAGGCCATTGTCGGCATCCCAAGTGGCCTTTGCGAACTGTCTTATCAGAGGGGCAACCCTCAAGGTTGCCTACAGAGAGGCATATCCGAACTCAAAGGCTAATGACGCTTGTGTGATGTCCAATGCGTCCAAGCTTGCTAAGGACATTAGGATTAAACGGCTAGTGAATGATGGGGTCGAGGAGACCATCGAACACTTGTCGGAGGATGTTGCAGGGACTAAGCGATATGTGTTGAAACAGTTATTGGCACATAGTAAAGAGGCCAAGCAGGAAGGCACTAAATTAAAAGCACTGGAACTACTAGGCAAGTCTGTCGGCCTCTTCATTGACAAGACGCAGACCGAGGTCAAGCAGTCCACACCTGACGAACTCAAGCGAGAGCTAGCCACTCACTTAAAGCTACTCAACAACGTTCGTCCTCTGCCTGCTACGGTCATCAAGGCCGTGTAAACGCAGGCGTGTAAACAGGTTGCACGTGTAAACGGGGCGTGGCCGTGACCCACTGCCCCCCAACCCCCCTCCCTGGCCAGCGACCACCCTGCCAGCCTGTACGCTCTAATCCCAACAAACAAATACCCCACCCCCTCAAATAGAACGTTCTCATCCCAAATCCCATTCCAATACCCCGGGGGTATATATATTTTCAAAAAGGTCTTGTGAACGTTCTGTAATACGTTTAAACTACTGATTGTTTAAACAGGAGAGATTAAGTGACGGAGAAAGACCAGCTCATATTGGATTTTATTAAAGCCTACATTAAGTTGCATGGCGTAGCGCCGTCTTATTCTGTAATAGCCCGTGGCGTGAATAAACAATCTAAGTCCAATATACATAGGGTTGTGCATAAGTTGATAGACGAAGGCAAGATAGCCATGAAACCTCATAAGGCAAGAAGCATTAGGGTGACGGACAGATCTGTAAGAGCCGTGGCTGCTTTATGACATTGCTAACCAAGCAAGAGATAGCCGATTACCTATCCATAGTGGATAGGGTAGATGAGAATGAACAAAACAAGATTAGGCAGTTGTTAGAATATGACAGGGTAGAAAGATGCCGTGAATCTTTTATATTCTTTGCTTCTCAGATGTGGCCTGTGTTTATATCAGGTAAACATCATCAGATTATGGCTGATGCTTTTGAGCGTGTAGCCGCCGGAAGTCTTAAGAGATTAATTATCAATATGCCTCCTAGGCATACCAAGTCAGAGTTTGCTTCTTTTTTATTGCCTTCATGGTTTTTGGGTAAGTTTCCAGAAAAGAAAATCATACAGACAGCTCACACCGCAGAATTAGCCGTAGGCTTTGGACGGAAAGTAAGGAATCTTGTTTCATCGGATGTTTATGGAAGAGTATTTGATACAAAGTTATCGTCAGATAGTAAGGCTGCTGGAAGATGGAACACTCACATGGGTGGTGATTACTTTGCTATCGGTGTTGGCGGCGCTGTTACAGGTAAAGGGGCTGATCTTTTAATCATAGATGACCCTCATTCGGAGCAGGAAGCCAAACAAGGCAACCCTGCGGTGTTTGATCAGGTATATGAGTGGTACACATCTGGCCCTCGGCAGCGTTTACAGCCGGGAGGAGCCATCATTATTGTGATGACTCGTTGGTCTAAGAGGGATTTAACAGGTCAAATTTTTAAAAATCAGGCAAAAGAAGGGGTAGATCAGTGGGAAATCATTGATTTTCCTGCTATTTTGCCGTCAGGAACCCCTCTTTGGCCGGGATTTTGGTCTAAAGAAGCCTTAGAAAGCCTCAGATCTGAACTTCCAGTATCTAAATGGGAAGCGCAGTATCAACAAAACCCCACTTCAGAAGAAGGTGCAATCATTAAGAGGGATATGTGGAAGATATGGCCAGATGAATATCCCCCGGCATGTGATTACATCATCCAATCTTGGGATACAGCCTTTGAAAAAAACAACAGGGCCGACTTCTCAGCTTGTACAACGTGGGGAGTCTTCTACCATCCCAACGCCCAAGGTGTTTCTAAGGCCAACATCATCATGTTGGATGCGTTTAAAGAGAGGATGGAGTTCCCGGAACTCAAGAAAAAAGCTCTTGAAATGTTTAAACAATGGAACCCGGATACCTTGATTGTTGAAAAGAAAGCCGCAGGAGCGCCGTTAATCTATGAGTTAAGAAAGATGGGAATCCCGCTTTCTGAGTATACACCGAGCAAAGGAAGCGATAAGATAGCACGTGTAAACGCAATATCCGACTTGTTTGCATCAGGCGCAGTATGGTGTCCAGACACAAGATGGGCTGATGAGGTCATGGAAGAGTTGGCCGCATTCCCCAACGGAGATCATGACGACTTGGTTGACTCCAGTTCTCAAGCTTTGTTGCGTTTCAGACAAGGAGGGTTTATCTCCATCGACTCAGATGAAGAAGATGAACCTATCTATTACAGACGTAAATTGGAGTATTACTGATGACTATCGACAAAGCTTTATATTCGCAAGGCATAGCCTCTGAGCCAGACTTAGAAATTGAGATTGAAAACCCTGACTCGGTATCCATCGATACAGGAGATGTAGAGATTACCCTAGAACCCGGGCAGGACTTGGGTGGTGACTTCAACCAAAACTTAGCCGAAGTTTTAGATGAGAGAACTCTACAGTCCATTGGTTCAGAGCTTATTGCTCTCGTGGACGCAGACATTAATAGCCGTTCAGACTGGGCAGAGTCCTACGTCAAAGGCCTTGAAGTATTGGGTTTGAAATATGAAGAGCGTACTGAGCCTTGGAATGGAGCGTGTGGAGTTTACTCAACAGTTTTAACGGAAGCAGCGATCAGGTTTCAAGCTGAATCCATTATGGAGTCATTTCCTGCTGCCGGGCCTGTAAAGACTGAAATCTTTGGAACTCCAACAAAAGAAAAAGATGAGGCTGCTGCTCGTGTCGAAGAAGACATGAACTACAAGATTACAGAGAAAATGCCTGAATACAGGCCAGAACATGAGAGGATGTTATTTGGTTTAGGCTTATCTGGATCTGGCTTTAAGAAGGTTTATGATGATCCTGTATTGGGTAGGCAGGTATCTCTCTATGTCACCGCAGAAGATATCATTGTCCCATACGGCGCATCAAGTCTTAGAACCACAGAACGTGTGACGCACGTCATGCGGAAAACAAAGAATGAACTCAAGAAACTACAAGCCACAGGGTTTTACAGGGATGTTGATTTGGGTGAACCCCAAAACATCATGTCTGACATTGAAAAGAAGAAAGCCAACCAGCAAGGCTACAAAGCTCTTGATGATGATCGCTATCAGTTCCTTGAAATCTGCACAGACTGGGACATCGATGGATTAGAAGAGTTAAATGAGAATGGAGAGCCGTCAGGCATTGCAGTTCCTTATGTGATTACCATAGATCGTGGGACAGGTAAAGTACTTTCTATCTATAGAAACTGGAAAGAAGATGATGATAAAAAACTCCCTCGTCAGCACTTTGTTGATTATTGTTATATCCCAGGTTTTGGCTTTTATGGCTTGGGCCTTATTCATATTATTGGTGGCTATGCTCGTGCTGGCACTTCCCTTATTCGTCAACTGGTGGATTCAGGGACATTGTCTAATCTGCCCGGCGGACTTAAAACCCGTGGCGCAAGAATCAAGGGTGATGACACGCCCATCGCTCCCGGTGAATTTAGAGATGTGGACGTACCCAGCGGAGCCATTAAAGACAATATCATGCCGCTACCATATAAGGAGCCGTCTGCGACCCTGTTAACTCTGTTAAATCAGATTACAGATGAAGGACGCAGATTGGGTTCCATAGGAGATCTTCAGATCTCTGATATGTCGGCCAACGCCCCAGTAGGGACAACCTTAGCCCTTCTAGAGCGTACCTTAAAGACCATGTCTGCTGTGCAGGCACGTGTCCACTACTCGATGAAACAAGAGTTTAAACTCTTAAAGAACATCATTGCCGAGTACGCACCATCAAAAGAAGAGTTTGATCCTGAGCATGGCGATCATTTTGCCAGCCGGGAAGATTATGAAATGGTGGATGTAATCCCAGTATCTGATCCAAACTCTTCAACAATGGCGCAGAGGATCATGCAGTATCAGGCCATTATGCAATTGGCCCAAGGCGCACCACAGATCTACAATTTACCCAATCTCCATAGACAAATGATTGAAGTATTGGGCGTTAAGAACGGCGAGAAGTTGGTATTAACAGAAGATGATGAGATGCCAAAAGATCCCGTCAGCGAAAACATGGGATTTCTCAAAGGAGAACCCACCAAAGCCTTCATGTATCAAGATCATGATGCCCATATTGCAGTGCATACAACCTTTATGCAAGATCCTTCTATTGCGGCACAGATGGGTCAAAACCCAATGGCACAGCAAATGCAAGCTGCGGTCATGGCTCATATTGCAGATCACTTGGCCTTCCAGTATAGGCAACAGCTAGAAGATCAGGTGGGCGTGGCTTTACCTGCGCCCGGGGAGGATCTACCACCCCAGACAGAGGTGCAGTTGTCAAGATTGGTTGCTCAGGCAAGTACCCAGCTTCTACAGTTGAATCAATCCAAAGCAGCGCAGGCTCAGGCCCAACAACAAGCGCAGGATCCATTGATCCAAATGCAGCAACAAGAGCTACAACTCAAGCAACAAGAATTGCAGAGTAAATCCCAAAAGATGCAGTCTGATAGTCAATTGGCGCAGGCAAAGCTTCAGTTAGAACAACAAAGAATCCAAATTGAACAACAGAGGAATCAGCTCCAAGCGCAGTCTGAATCACAAAGAGTTCAATCGCAGACCGAGATTCAGTTGAAGAAAGACCAGCAAATGATGCAAATGGAGATCATGAAACTCCAAGAGCAGGCAAGACAAGCAAATCAAAGGGTACAGACTGAGCTGTTTAAACGGAGTAAATAATGGAAGAAAAGATACTCAAACATTTGCTATCCGAATTACGAGAGAAGGAACGTTCCCTCTCAATGAGTCTAGGTGACGGGGGAGCTGCGGATTTCCCTGCTTACCGAGATATGTGCGGCCAGATTAGGGGTCTCTTGTACGCACAGAATTTAATCACTGACCTCTTACGAAAAATGGAGCAAATCAACGATGAGTGATCTTTTAATCAGCGATGGGGCGGCAACGACTACCCTCCCAGACAACGCAGAAGACAAGGCAAGACAATTGCCTGATCCAGTTCGTTTTCAAATTCTGACAGTCTTACCAGAGATTGATGAGGAATATGAAAGCGGATTGGCTAAAGCTAAAACCACAATACATTATGAAGAAGTGCTTTCGCCAGTACTATTTGTAGTGAAACTTGGCCCAGATGCTTACAAAGATCCAGCCAGATTCCCATCTGGCCCATCCTGTAAGGTTGGCGATTTCGTTATCGTTAGACCCAATACAGGTACACGACTCAAGATTCATGGCAAAGAATTCAGGATCATCAACGATGATTCCGTAGAAGCTGTGGTTCAAGACCCCCGTGGTATCAGCAGAGCATCATAAGGAGGCATCATGGTAGACCAAGTTGAATTTACATTCCCCGATGAGGCTGATGAAAAGCCCACTCGTCTAGGCAGTAAGGTTGTAGAACCTGAACCCGAGATTGAAATTGTTGACGATACTCCAGAAGAAGATCGTAATCGTACGCCTATGGCTTCTCCGCCCGTGGAACCCACGGATGAAGAGCTAGAAGGCTATACAAAAAAGCAACAAAGCCAGAAAGTAAGAGAGTTTGCTAAGGGTTATCACGAAGAAAGACGGCAAAAAGAGGCTGCTTTACGTGAAAGAGAAGAGGCTTTAGCCCTTGCAAAAGCTGTTTATGAAGAGAATGAACGGCTTAAAAACACGGTAAATATGAGCCAAACGGCCTTTATTGACCAAGCAAAACGCAATGTAACCAGCGAAATGGCTGAAGCAGAGCGTCTTTACAAGAAGGCGTATGAGGAAGGTGACTCTGAAGCGTTGCTAAAAGCTCAAAAAGAATTGACCAACGCAGCCTTAAAAGCTGAGAAAGTTAACAATTTTAAGCCTGCCCCTTTACAACCTGCTCCAAAAGTAGTACAACCTAGTCACCCGCAGGCAGATCCTAAAGCCGAAAGTTGGCAACGTAACAACACTTGGTTTGGACAGGATGAGGAAATGACCAGTTTGGCCCTAGCGGTGCATACAAAACTGGTTAAATCGGGCGTTGACCCGCAGAGTGATGAATACTATCAACGTTTAGATAGTCGAATTCGTCAAGTTTTCCCGGATAAGTTTGAGTCTGAGGAAACCGCTGATACGAGGCAGCGCCCTAGATCAAATGTCGCTTCTGCGTCTAGAAGTGTGGCTCCTAAAAAAATCACATTGTCTGCGTCAGAGGTAAACATTGCCAAGCGACTGGGCATTCCATTGGAACGCTACGCTCGTGAGGTTGCTCAACTAAGGAGAAATACAAATGGCTGATAATCGTGCAAGTCGTGACACCGAGTCACGCAATCAATTTCAACGTCCTCAATCGTGGAGAGCGCCTGAGATTCTACCCATGCCTGACCCAAGACCGGGTTGGACTCATCGATACATTCGTATCTCAATGATGGGTAAAGACGATCCTCAGAACATTTCTTCTAAGTTCAGAGAAGGATGGGAACCCGTGAAAGCGGAGGAATATCCAGAACTGATGATCCAAGCAGCCCATAGCGGTCAGTTTAAAGGCAATATTGAGATCGGTGGATTGTTGCTTTGCAGAATTCCAGATGAGTTTATGAAACAGCGGGATGCTTATTACAACTCGCAAAACAAAGCGCAGATGGAGTCCGTGGACAATACATTCATGAGAAACAGTGACCCAAGAATGCCTCTTTTCAAAGAGAGAAGTTCAAAGGTTACCTTCGGTTCAGGTACTTAATTCACAAGGAGTCCTTAAATGGCTTACCCAATTGTCTCTGCCCCTTACGGGCTAAAGCCAATCAATTTGATTGGTGGACAGGTATTTGCGGGTTCTACTCGTCTATTACCTATCCAGTACAACTACGGAACAAACATTTTCTATGGTGACTTTGTTGCCCTAGCACGTGGTTTTGTAACCCGTCAAGCTGTCACTACCGCTGGTGGTGCTGCTGGTTTGGTTGGTATTTTCTTGGGCTGTACTTATACAGATCCAGTGACCAAGCAAAAACGTTTTAGCCAATATTATCCCGCTAGTACCCTAGCTGGTGATATTCAAGCTTACGTTACAGATGATCCTGATACTGTTTTCAAAGCAGCTATCGTGGCTTCTTCTGGTTCAACAACTGTGACTTCCGCAGCCAATGCTCTAGTTGGACAAAACTTGCAAGGTTCTGACCTCGCAGGTAACCTCAACACAGGCGACAGCTCAAACGGATTGATCATCCCCGCAGCTACAACAAGCTCTGCTTATGTTGCTCGTGTGGTTGGTTTGGTTGCAGATACAGCACAATCTTTGGGAACAGCGACTTACTCTAGCATTTCAACCGCTACAGTGACAACCGCAGCAGGTATTCCATTTGCTCTCCCCGTGGGAACAGATGTGGCATCTATTGCAGCCAATGGTCAGCTTATCCAATCTGGTTCTTACGTTGCTACGGCAGCTTCAGCAGGCGCAACTACTGTTGTGTTGAATGCAGCTCCAAGTACCGCATTTGCCTCTTCATCAACCTTAGTGTTTACACAGTATCCTGAAGTTCTAGTCAAATTGAACTTTGGTATCCACGAGTATTACACTGCAACTGCTGTCTAAGGAGCTAAATCATGGCTATTTCAAGAGCGCAACTGTTAAAAGAACTGCTCCCAGGTTTGAACGCATTGTTCGGTCTAGAGTATGCACGTTACGGCGAAGAACACAAAGAGATCTACGAAACAGAGACCTCAGAGCGTTCATTCGAAGAAGAGACCAAATTGTCTGGCTTCTCAGCAGCACCAGTCAAAGGCGAGGGTTCAGCCATCGCTTATGACAATGCTCAAGAGGCATGGACAACTCGCTATAACCACGAAACCATTGCCCTTGGTTTCTCAATCACTGAAGAAGCGATTGAAGATAACTTGTATGACAGCCTAGCCGCTCGTTATACAAAGGGTTTGGCTCGTGCTATGGCTTATACCAAGCAAGTCAAGGCTGCTGCTGTCCTCAACAATGGCTTTAACCCAGCCTATGTTGGTGGCGATGGCGTGTCTTTGTTTAGCTCTGCTCACCCATTGGTGAACGGCGGTACAAACGCCAACACTCCAACAACTCAAGCTGACTTGAATGAAACCTCTCTAGAGAGCGCAGTCATTCAGATCGCAGCTTGGACGGACGAGCGTGGTCTTTTGATCGCTGCTAAACCCAAGAAGTTGATTGTTCCTCCTTCACTCCAGTTCGTGGCAACCCGTTTGCTCGAAACCAAACTGCGTGTTGGTACAAACAACAATGATATTAATGCTATCGAGAACAACGGTTCAATATCCGAAGGATATGTAATGAATCACTTCTTGACTGACGTTAATGCATGGTTCTTGACCACTGATGTGCCTAACGGCATGAAGCACTTTGAACGTACTCCTCTTCAGAATTCAATGGACGGGGACTTCGACACAGGCAACGTACGTTACAAAGCACGTGAGCGTTATAGCTTCGGCTGGTCTGATCCCCTCGGAATCTGGGGTTCTTCAGGTTCATTCTAAGCAAAGACTTAGCAAAAACCAAAGGGGCTTCGGCCCCTTTTTCTTGTGTTATAATTGCCTGTGTCGTAATTAAGGAGAACACATGGACTATCCAAGCACAAGAGAAGAGGCAAAGAAAACAGGCAGTAAGTACTATTTCACTGGACAGCCATGCAAACATGGCCACATAGCCTTGCGTAAAACCAAAGGATCATGTCTTGATTGTTTAAAGGTGGAGTGGGAAAAAGGTAATGAAACCAGAGCGGAATACTTTAAACAATATAACCAATCCGAAGCATCTCAAAAAGCCAAGCGAGAATACTATGAACGCAATAAAGAACAAGTGATAGCAAGAGCCGCAGCTAGACCGCCAGAACAAAGACGTTTACATAGAGAAAAATATAAAACGCAAAATCCAGAGTTATACAAAGCTCTTAACAGTGTACGTAAACGCAGACATAAGAATGCCACGCCCAAGTGGATTACCGCAGAGCAGAAACTTGCCATGAGAGCTTTGTATTTAAAAGCTCAAGAACTTACCAAAATAGCTGGTCAGCGCTATGTAGTTGATCACATTATTCCGCTCATTTCAGAATCTGTATGCGGCCTTCATGTGCCTTGGAATCTGCGTGTTATCACT